GATGACACAAAAAGAACAAATAAAAAAAATAATCTACATTTTAGAACTTATTACAAAGAGAATTAAAAAAATAGAAGAGAGCGTTTTAAAAAAGGAGAATAAAAAATGAAAACAAGTGAAGCATGGCAGCTGGTTGGAGGCCTAAGTAAACCGTCAAAAATGCCCGGCTGGTCAATTGGTATACCTGCCAAAGAATGCAAAACAGGCTCCAAGCTCAGAGACGTTTTTGGTTCAGTCTGTTATGACTGTTACGCCTTGAAGGGCTGCTACGTGTTCAAGGTGGTCCAGGATGCACAGTACAGGAGACTGGCAGCAATATACACGCCGCAATGGGTCCAGGCTATGACTCACCTGATCAACAGTAAGAAGCCCAACGTGTTCAGGTGGCATGACTCTGGAGATGTCCAGGACCTTGAGCATTTAAATAAAATTTTTGAAGTTTGTAGGTTAACACCTTCGAAACGTCATTGGATGCCGACCCGTGAAGCATGGGTCAAGGACCATCTCGACAGAGCCCCAAGCAACCTGGTGATCAGGTTCTCAGCTCCGATGGTGGACCAGGCAGCACCTGCCAGCTGGCCAAATACTTCAACTGTTGTAACGGCGGGCGCAACATGTCCCAGTGCACAGCAGGGCAATCAATGCTTAGACTGTAGAAATTGCTGGAATAAAGAAATAAAAAATATATCATATGGCCAACACTAAACAAAAAGAAATTTTAAAAAAAATAAGAGCTCTACCGCTGCGCAAGTACGGAAGCGCCAAACATAAAAAATTAATAAAAGAATATATTAAATATGACTCATATTTTCCAACACCCAAAGTATTATAAAGAATTACGCACGCGTAATAAACTGGATCAGGCCATTAGCGAACAAGCTTCGACGGAAGTATCTAGCGTGCGCCCTGGTCCGGGCCTCAAGCAACAAGCTTCAAGCGACAAGCGCCAAGCTTCAAGCAGCAAGCGTCAAGGACCGGACCGGCCGGCACAACCTGAGGTTGTATTGAATAAAAAATCTATTGACAAGGATCCTGATGTAGGATACTGTGGGACTGATGACGTTACAGCTATACATGGTGGGCATTCTAGTGCACGCTCGGTCCAACCTAAGGCTACGTCAAATACAGGTGATGCCCCACATATGGGGCCGCGCAACAGCGCCGCCGAGACCCTGCATCTAGAGCAGCATAAATATCCGGGTTACGGCTCTAGCCGGATGGTGCAGGGTTATGGTCCTTCTTCAATTTCTTCAAGCTCCAAGCAACCCGGCCGGGACGGCCGAAGCAGCAAGCACCAAGCTCCAAGCCTCAAGCCCCAAGCTGATATAAAAAATCCCGGATAGAATCAAGTCCCAAGCAACAAGCCTCAAGCTCCAAGCCGGCCGGGTTCAGTTCCATGATACGTGAACCACGGTACAAGTGAAAACGATTCCGGGACCTTGGATCAAGGGTCTCGGCTATGATAAACGTGTTGTTAGGATGTGTCACGTGGAACGCAATTTGGTGCGGACTAAACTTTAATTTTTTACTCTTTGTGACTTTTAGTTCAACTGTAAAAAAGTGGCTATTAGTATTATAACCCAATAGATCAGGCATGCCAGGAATAGCAAGGTTTTCAACCCTATTCCAGATAATTTTAGGTGTTTTAGCTTTAAGTTTTTTATATAATTTAACTTCAGCACCCACTAATTTTTTGGGGTAACTTTGTCTTTCTCTTTGCCATTAGATTTAGGTTTTAAAGACACTAACATAGCAATTAAAGTATACACTTCAGAGTAAGGTCTTCTAGATAAATACTCTAATAATTGTTTTCTCTGTTCAATTGTTATTTCCATTTTTCCTCCTTAATACGGTTTAATTAATTTGTCATCTATGTGGATCTTCTTCTCTTTTTGAGTTTTAAGAACTAATCTTAATCCTGGCTGACCAATTATTGTATGCTCTTGCACTTCCATTCTTACTATATCCTCAAGGTAGCCATCCTTCTCAACATATATTCTAGCATGACTAATTGCATTACCTTTAAGTTTATCTGTGAAAGTTCCTAAGAACTGTTGTAAATCTTTTACTAGCATTATTTATCTCTAACACTCATGTACTCGGACATCTGTACTTTTAAAGCCTTAACTTCTTTTTCTAATTTTTTTCTTTCAGTTATTTCTGCGCCTAATATACTTCTATGTTGTTCGCTTATAATTAACATATCTCTTATACGCATACGCAATTCTTGTATAAGCTCATCCTTATCTTCTATTTGTTTAGTTAAATCTAACTCTCCTCGATCATCTTTCATATTGACAATATAGGATAGTTACCTTAAATTGTCAATATGGGATTACCAAAAAGATTAACAGAAATGCAAAAAAGATTTGCTGAATATCTAGTATTCAATGAAGGTAGAACTACAGGTGCTGAAGCAGCAATAGCAGCTGGATACTCAGAGAAAAGATGTAGGCAAGAAGCATCAGAACTACAAAACCCTAGATTATCTCCATTAGTGGTACAGTATATTGGAGCATTAAGAGAAGAAAAGCTTAAAAAATACGAAGTCACTTACGACAAACATGTCGCAGAACTTGGTAAAATTAGAGAAGCCGCTTTAAATAAAGGTGCTTTTTCCGCTGCAACAAACGCTGAAAAAAACCGTGGCATGGCTGCAGGATTATATATAGACCGCAAAATAATAAAAACAGGTAAATTAGAGGAAATGTCAGAGGAACAACTAGAAGCAAAAATGAAAAAAATACTAGAAGATTACGCACCGATTTTAAATGCAAAACAGGTTGAAGGTGAGTCAACAGAAATTACTGAATCTTCGTCATCTTCACAACCCAAGAAGTTGGAATCATCGTCCGATCCCCAAAAGTAATTTCTTTTGTAACAGGATCTAAATCATAAGACGCAAATATTTTTACTGAATCTTTATCTTTAGAAAATACCCAACCTTCATTTATTGGTTTAGCTAATTTCATTTTAATAAATTCTCTATCATCCGCCCAACCCGAGTCGGACAACGCATCAACCCATTCAATTCTATATTTTGAAAATGGAATATCGTTTGGTTGACTTGGAACGACCTGTTTTCTTATTCTTGGTTTTCTTCTTTTTGGTTTTCTTTTTGGCATTATAGTATTTTGAGTTATGTTTCTTGTGGAACATATCCCAAAATTCCTTTTCTGTCATCATGTCAATTACCATCGATATTGCATTTCCTATAGTCATTTGCCTTATTTATGCCATAATTGCCTTTTGCGATACCCTACAGAGTAAAAATTTTTTTTAGCTGCGCTAAACACAAAAAAAGTTGGAAGGTGTCGCAAATGGTCCAAAATGACCTATAAGCGTTGGTACTATTGACGAATACTTTCGACACCCCCCCCCTCGGGAGGGTATCGCAGGGGTATCGCAAGTGTCGAAAAATGGGATAATAATGGATCAAAATTCGGTCAAACTGCGACATAAGTGTACAATTTTGTCAAAAAGTTCGACACTTGCGACACCCTTGCGACACCCTTGCGACACCCTAGGTGTCGCAAATCTGTGCCTTAATCTTGCCTTAATTTTGCCACATTTGTGCCACAATTACTCTTTTCTTGACTGTGCTTGTCTGACTGATTCTTGGTAGCTTTCATTGAGTCTTTGTTTCTCTTTTTCTGCTTCTTCTAAAAAATCTTTTTTGTGCTCCCACTTGGTAATAATGTCACTGATCCTTTGAAAGGGATAATTACGCGCTACCATGTCATCACGGTAAGCTTTTAATTCTTCTATTAGTTGTTTGGTCTCATCATTCATTTTACACTCTTCTTGTTCTGCCAAATATTATTATTAAAGACTCTAATCAATCTTGATAATTCAACTTCATACTTTACTCCATGTTTATTGGTAAACATAACTTTGCAGTCTTCACAAGGTAGTTTGTTTCCTCTCCACACTAAAGTAACTTCTTCTTTTTTCATTTTTTAAAATCCTCAGCTTTCATTGGTGTTGTTCTTTCTTTTTCATCAAACTTTAATTCATGGTACATATCTAATCTTTTTAACCATTTATGTTTCCACTCTTTAAGTTCTGAATCTTGTATTTTAAATTCTTGATAGTATAGATCTGGTGTACATATCATTATGACGCATTGTTTAATTGTAGATTTATAAACATAATCATGTGCTAGTGCATAAGCTGCACATTGTAATTTGTAATCTTCAATCCACTCTTCTCTCTTAGGTCTGTTAGCTTGTTTAAAGTCTACAATGGTCTCCATGTCATTGTGTAAGCAAACGAGATCAGTACTCCCAGCATACAGCCCAGGATAATGTAGCATAACTTCTGAACCATAGTATTCCGAAATAGGTGTAAGACCCACTTCAATAATTTTTTGGGCCATGGGCTTCGCCGCTTGTCCGAGTTCTGTAAGATCATCGTAGCCAACTCCTTGAATATGAGATTCCAGGAATTTGTGCATGGCTGTCCCACGCTTACTAGATATATTTTTGATTCGTTCTGCTTCTTGTTCTCCAACTTTTGCCTTCCAGTCTTTTAAAAATTGTTGATTTTTTGTAGCGCTTAATACAGTAGTAACTGATGGAAGTCTAGTACCAACCACCTCATAAACCCTGGTCCCTGATTCGTGGTCCGTGATCTGTTTTCCTCGTAAATAGTTGAATTTATTACTTTTTTTGATACCTGAGACAAGTTTAATATTGTCTTCATATTCTTTTAAATCTTTTTCATCCATCATTTGATATACCTACTATTTCCATAATCTATATCTAAAATATATTTTACACCATGTATTTTTATTCTTTCTGCAGTGTTAATACTACAATGACTCAAACAAAGAATAGCTACAATAAATATTAATTTACTAATTTGTTTAAAAACCATTTAATCCCTCTAATTACATATCCTCTTATAAATTTATTAAAACCATAACGTAAGACTCTAACAACAATTAGTATTGGAGAACTTAATACATCAAATATAATTAACATAATATCTA